TTTTGGTAACTGTTGTGGAACCAATATCTAATGGATAACTTTTATCTGCATTTGGAGATACGGTACTAGTAAATCCATTTACAGATTCAGTTCCTAATTCAAGATCTAATGATGTTGTATAATGTAAAGGTCTTAAAGTATTTGAAGAAAAGTCTGTACATGATCTAAATAATGGATTTTCTAGATCGTGGTAAGCGTGGGAATCGAAGTTATCAACAAAAAATCCACACTTAAATCTATCTAACCCAGTTGCAGAATCTTTTATTGTATAATTTTCAGTTTTACTTTCTAACATTGAAAGCGTTGTATATTTTTCTAATCTATTGATTCTTTCTTCTAATATAGAAATGTCTGACATTCTATATCTTTTATGTTGGTCAAGTTCAATCTTTACATTTTTAGTATTATATAAGTATGGTGGAAGAGTTATACTTGCAATATTAAAAGAATTTGCTGGAGTATCTGGAATTGTAGGAACCTCATTCGGAATTCCTTTAGCAATTTCAAATGAACCCTCTTGTTTTAAATATATTACATCAATTCTTGGTAAGTAGTATGAATAAGAAATAATCAAATTTTCATCTGGACATAAAGTATACCTAGAATATTGACCTTCCCCACTAAAATTCCTTGAATTAAATTCAAATGGGGAAACAGAATTGGAATCTAAAACAAAAGGAGAAACCCTTGGTCTTATATCAATATGATCAGATGATCTACGATTTTGATATAATGGAATATCATATTTAAAAGATTTTTCTGGGTAGCTATTGACAACAACAAGTTCTCCAGTATCTCCTGAACTAATTGTATAATTTTGGAATACGACTTTTAATTTTCTGATGGGGTTGTTAGTATTTTCTTTTCTAATTAATCTTCCATAGTCATAATGAGTTAGTCTTTGTCCATCATCAAGATAAAAGTTTTGGCTAATATCTTTAGATGTAGTAATGGTTTTTGATATTATAGTTGCTTTAATTCCTGATTGATCTCCAGTAATTACTTCTTCAATAGAAAATTGTTTAGTATTTAGATATACATACTCTAAAGAATCAGATGAAATTCTGCCAATAACTAAAGCAACTGCACCACTAGAACTTCCTATAATATTTTCTCCAATAATAAAATCCTGATTATTATTGGAGGGTCCAGTATATCTAGTGAGTTGAATTCTTGGAAGTTGTGGATCTGAAGTATCTGTGGATTCATACACTGCAAGAACCCTGACAATATCGGGAACATTTAAACAAATTTCATTATCTTGAACTCTTACGCCATAAACATTACTATATGTCAATCCATCATTTAGTGTAGTGGTTCCAATACCAGAAGAAGTGTATTGTGATTTATTAATTACTAAAGTTGACGCAGTGTTTAATTGCTTTTGTTTAAAACTTGGCTTAATATTTCTAACTGTTGTTATAACCGTAGCAGTTCCACTAGTTTTTGTTAAACCATAAAAAGTAAGAATTTTTCCAGTTGTATCTAGATCATATTTGTCAAATCTCATTGGTTCTATGGAACCATCGCTGTAAGTAATAATAAATCTATCTTCATCAAAAGAAGCAAAATATAAATCAGGTTCAGTAATAGTTAACCTTATAAAACTGCCAGAAAAACTTTGATTACTAAATTGTCTTCTTTGCAAAACTTCTTGATTTTCTAAACTAACATTTGAAATATTATCAAATCTTAGTTTTGTCATTAATGATGTGTTTGTAGATTCACTTAATCCAGTAACTTTAACTATATTACTTACTTCTATTGATGTAGATGGCAGTTTTCCGTTGCAAATTGATGAAACTGTAGTGATTCCAGAAATAGAAAAAGAAAGTCCATCTGTAGAAACATTATCCACTTTATTGTAAATTATATCTCCTCCCAAAATTGTACTAGCATAAGATACTATATCGCCAGATTTTATCCTATTAGTAAATGTAATATCAAGTCCAGAAGAAACTGTACTAATACCTCCACTATTTGGAGTAATTGTGAAAATAGTACCAGTTGGAGATATTAATGTTTTTTGAGATAAAACAACATCGGCATTAAATGTTGAAATCCCACTAGTCGAATAAATTGATTTTATATCAGTAATATCATAATCTATAACCTCATTGATGAGTCTACCATCATCTATTCCATTAATTGTTATTGGTTCATTTTCTAAAAATGAACCAGAAACACTATAAAGTGTCAAAAGTCTTGAATTTGCAATACTTGTTCTTAAATAACCAGATGCTTTACTCTTTTTACCAACAATAAATGCTGGAATTGGAAGAGAAGAAATGCTTGTCGTCAATCCAATTTTTGTAAAAGTTTCGATATCAAATAATCTTAAATTGAGTCTACTTGTATTATCTGCATAATCAGTTTCTGGTATAAAATCATACACTCTTGCAACGCCAATTGTAGTACCAATAGATACATGAGATGAAACGCCAATTCTTGAATCCATCAAGGATACAAATGCTGTAGTTCCTAACCCAACCACAGGGGAACCAAAACCTCTATTTAAGACTAAAGAAGTTCCGGCATCATAACGAATTGATTCGTTTTCTATTGTTTTTGTGGTTCTTGGTTTTTCTGAAATTAGTTCAACCGAAGAAACTTTTTCAATATCATAACCATTAACATAAGCCTTTCCTGGACTAATATTGTAAATCATCAAATCATCAGATGGAGAATTTCCATTTGATGTTAGTTGATTGCTATAATATAAACCATCAGATCTTACTCTATCGTTTAGAGATTCTCTTACAGAAACTTCAAATGGTTTAATATAATAATCTCCAGATTCATCATATGTCCTTTTCGCTAATTCATCTTTAATTAAACTATATTGAGTATTTTCCTTTTTAAAAATTGGCGAACCATTTTGGACTCTTATTATCTCTACAAAATTATTTGTTTTTAAATCTTCTATGTTTTTCTTTGCCAGAATAAGTTCTATTTTTAAACGATCTGCTCCAGGTGCAGTATAATTTGAAAATCCTTTAGCGTTATCGAATAAAGATGCATCTTCATCAGAAGAAACGATACTTTCTACAATATCAAATCCAATTTTATACGAAGGGCTGGAACTATATTGATCGAGGATAATTCTTTGAGTTTTTACATTTACAAAATGTCCACGAACAAAATATACGCCATCATTGACAATTGCTGAAGATCCCAAAGAGTTTGAGTTATTAGATATAGTATTGCATATTCCTTCATTTTCTTGAATAGTAAATCCAAGATTTCCATAAGTTAACGAAGACTGTAAAATTAAAGTTTCTCCATCAAAAAATTGAGAATTTTCAAAGTTAACTCCACCATTCTGTAAATATTTTACATATAAAGTAAAATTATTTCTTTCAGAATCAGTTTGATTTAAAGTATAAACTACCTCTGCGGAAACGCCACTTGAAGAACCTCTGAGTTTTTTCCCTAAAAGATTTTCAAAGTATAAAGATATTGGAGTTCCGCTGTAAGAACTTTCAATTTCTACGGCATATAATGGATTATCAATTCTCACCAATCCGGGAATTACTACAGAACCCTCTTTAAATATGTGATTTCCAAATTGCTCAATTTGATTTTGAAGAATAGATTGAGAAGTGGTTAATTCTCTTGCTTGAATTGGATATCCTGGTTTGAAAAGAACCCTATGATAATTTTTTTCAGGATCAAAATCATCAAAATAAGGTGAGACGTTAAGATTAGTTTCCTGTGGCATGACTCTTTAAAATTGCAAAATGACTTTGATATCTTCTTTTTGATTTTGTGACCTTGTAATTGAAGGTCTGTTATCAACGTAAATAATGTCCCCAGAGTGTTTTTTGACTTCAGGATTAGATAATCCGGTTACAAACTCTTGACCAAGATAGTATGTTTTATTATTTATAGTTACACTTGAAGATGGTGATGATTCTGTGCCAAAACTTGCATCAATTAATAAGGAATATTGATCACCTACTATCGATAGATCTCCACCAGATCCTGGAGAAGATGTGAACTCCAAATTTTCAAATCCATATGATGGAGTAAAATTATCAGTACCATCAAAGTTAAATCCATATAAAGTTCTATCTTGCCAATATTTTAAAACACCAGTATTAGAGTCATAAGAAACAACTTTTCCAATTGCTGTCGTTCCGGTAGAAATTGTTTGTCTAATTAAACTATCCGCTGCATAAGTTGCATCTTGGAAATTCCCAGATAGTTTTATTGCATTTATAGCACTTACTTTATCATCTGTTAGTACTTCTTCCGATTGATAACTAACAGGATTTTTAACGATACCAAATCTGGATACTTGATTTCCAATAATAAAATCTGGATTTTCTAGATCATTTTCAACTCTAGAATACACTAAAACATTATATGCACCAAGTTCTCTATAAATGTCATATCCATGACCACCCAAAGGTGGAATAACAACCTCAAATAATGGAGAAGAAAACCCAATTTCAGTTGTGGATATATCACTAGATTCTATATCTACCGAAGCATAGGTGTACCCAGAACCACCATTAGAAACTGTGATAGATTCTACTTGAAAATTATCATTAATAATAATTGTTGCTTCTGCACCTGTCCCATCTCCCTTAATGGGAACATTGGAATAAATTCCTGGAGATCCTAAGTTATCACCTCTATCTCTAATAATTATATTTTTAATTTGGGTGCTTGTCTGAGCATTCTCTTTTATTAGAGAAGTATTAGAGTCGGAACCCCAATCTTTAGGAACAGGAATATAATTAATTCCATCAAATTTTATAATGTCATTTGGTGAAATAGTATAAAGATACTTCCATAAATATCCGTCACCACTCGTTCCAGCTGCTCTTGGTTCTAGATCAATAAAAGTTGGTTCATCTAATGACGGTCTACCTTCTGGATTTTCTTGATCGGCACCATTATGAATACAAATATAAACTTTATATTCACTATTGACAACATAATAATTTGAAGAATATAAATTAGTTGCTTGCGATGGTAAAGATAGATTGTCTCTTGAGATTTTATGACGATACATGTCATAAGTAATTCCAGATTGCCAAGAGACTTTTCTAACCACTTGGCTGACATCACCTGGTTTAATCTTCTTCAATGCAATTATTGTATCCCAATAATCATTTTCATCATCAAAACAATCTCTTGGAGATGGTGGATTTTTATCCCAGTTTTCATCATATTCTGTCGCATTTGGGAGACCAATAAAAACATAATAAGAATTACTAGAAGTTGTTGCAGAAGAAATAAAATTCTTTGCATTCAATATACGTAATTGATCAGTTATAATTGCGGACATTTTCCAGTTTTTTATCTATTTATGTGGTAGAGTATCCAATATATTTAAGAGATTTGGTTCTAATTACAACAGGTGAAGTTGATATTCCTGAGTAACCATTCTTATTAGCGGAGAAAGACTTTGTATTTTTTCTAGTCATATTGGATATTAATCCCCACGAATAGTTGCCAAAGAAACTACTATATCCAACTCCAGTTAATCCATTATAACTTTGAACATTTACCACAACTCTAGAAACATTTGTAATACCAACTCCAGGAACAGATGTTTGTGCAATAGATACTTTAGCAACACTATAAATGTTATCTAAGAAAGTAGATCCAACTCCAACAATAGTTCCTGAAGAATTTATTGCAGTAACACCTTTTCCAATATTCGAGTTGCTAACTACAAAAAGGTAATTTGTTTGGATTCCACTTATTCCAGTAGTTGCAACTCCAACGTTGATTGAAGTATTTCTAAGATATGATGAAGTTGGAACAAAAAGATCAAAGACAATTCCAGTTGTTGCTACTCCAACTATAGATGTAGTTGCAACACCAACAATAATTCCAAAGTCTCCTGAATATGAAATATTAGTAATATCTTCATAAACTGTTAATGGAGATTCAATTATAACTAAAGGTGGATTTGATGATGTATAACCAGAACCTGGATTGGTAATATTTGCTGCAGAAACAGTTCCTCCAACAGAAATTGATGAAGTTGCTAATGCAGTTGTGCCAATACCTACCGTAAATCCATATCCAACTGGATTTTGTATAATTATGGATGGATTCGTAGAATAACCTACTCCACCGTCTGATATTTTTATTGAAGTTATTGTTCCAGCAGATGAAACAATTGCAGTTGCAATTGCCACTGAAGTATTATTTTGTGCTATTATCCTTATAGATTTTTGTGGAAGATTGTCTACGTTGTTTTGAATATATTCCTTAGCACTATCAAAGAAAGTCTTCACACTTTCAACAAAAATAGTTGTAGATGATGTGCTTACATTCTCGATTATATTTGTTGTTGGGAATATTAATGGTTCGTATGTATTTCTACTCTTAGCAAGATAAGAACCTGCAACGTATCTATCTTCTGTTTGTTTGCATAATGTAATTGGTCTCTTTAATGTTACATCTGATGAAATACCCGATCCAAAATAAGAGTTTGTAACTATTAAGTCTGTATTAACAATATCTTCAACTAATCTTTCACCTTCATCCAATAAAATATTATTGGAATTAATATTAACAATATCCCCACCTTCTATTGGTTCTAATATATCTACACTCTGTGTATCAATATCTCCAGTACCTTTGTAGAATAGTATTCGCAATTTATCTCCAACTTTAGGAGCTTCTGTAAGTTCAATAATACTGCCACCATTAAATATGTAACCTTCTCCTGGAACTTGGAGTACATCATTCACGAATATTAATAGAGTTGCTTGAACATCTATATTTGATCCCTTTCTTGATCTGATAGAAATTTGCTGACCATCTATTTTAATTGGGAATAACTTTCTATTTCCGTCAATCAGATTTTCAATAGAATCTAAAATCTTAAGATCTCCGACAGTCCATCCATAGAATATATCATCATAAACTTGATCTACAGTTAAAGTAAACTTTCTAAATGGTAAAGATTTATTTGTAGGAATTCCTGTAGATCCTCCAACATTTAAGGTTAGTATATCTCCAATCTCATAACCAAAACCATAGTTTAGGATATCAAAGTTAATAACACTGGATCCTTGTCCAACAGTAATATTCACTTTAGCGCCAGTACCAATTCCAGACGATGATGGATCATAAACCAATGGAACGTTATAGTAAGGTAACGGAGAATCAAATATGACAATTGGAGGATTTGATGATGTATATCCAACACCGGGATTTGTAATTGCAACACTAACAATGTTTCCATTACTTATCGATGCAATTCCAATATAACGAATATTTGGAATTCCTGTACTTGAAGTTGCAACTCCAACATTTACAGTTGTTTGAATTCCTGAACGATAACCAGATCCACTGTTTCCAATGCTTATTGATTGAATAGTTCCTGCAGACGAAACAATAGCAGTTCCTCCAGCAGCAACAAGAGATTGATAACCAAAACCTTCAGTAGAAGCTACAGAAAGTATAATTCCACCTCTAGGTAGTCCTGTCAAATTTATATCTGATTTATAATTCGCCAAAGAATCTAACTCAAAGGTAATACTTGTAATTCCAGAATTTTCGCTTAAAGAATATTGATTTTTCTCAATTGATCCAGTGAGTTTGTTTGGCAACTGTAGAACATTGTTGATCAAAACAATAGCATTGGAAGTTACAATACCACTTACATTAGAATTATTTGATTTTAAAGTAAATACCGAAGTAAATCCAGTAAAACTTGGAGAAATGCTATCAAAAATATAGTTACTCTTATAAGTATCTGATGAAGAATTTTCAATACCAGATCTTATAAAAACTCTACCATTAAATTTAGATTTTGTCTCTATCTTATAATAATCTTCCTCATCACCTCTATTATTTGAGTTTATAAAAGGAAT